AGGTATATCATTCTCAACTCTAAAATCTTTACTGTTATTTTCTCTATCTATACCATACCACCTCAATAACTTAGCTCGTTCATATTCTTCCTCAGTTGGTACTACTAAAGCTCCACCATCGCCACAACATAAATGTTTAATAGCTTGGAAACTATATGTACAATAATAACCGAGTTCTGAGAGTTGTTTACCTTTATAAGTCGTTCCAAAAGCATGAGCACAATCTAATATAATAGGTATTCTATAACCTAGATAATGTTCCACATCGTCTAATATACTTTCTAAGTGTTCGAAATCAATAGGCATTCCACCCCACATTACCATCATTATGGCTGCTGTTTTAGGTGTAATCTTAGATTGTAAATCGCGTAAATCCATATTGAGATTGGTAGAATCAACATCTACCCATTTAAGTTCATAATTATTAGCTAATATAGGCCAGTTAGTTGCAGTGCATGTCAGAGGAGATGTTAGTATTTCTGTCTTTAAAGTGGGATAACCATCTTGATTTAGTCCCATAGGCATATCTCTTTTCAACATGTGTAAGATTAAATGTTCGGCTGAAGTTGCACTGTTAGTAGTAACTATATATGGGCTCTTAAGTTTCTTTTGTAATTCTTGTTCAAATTCTTCTACTCGGGGGCCTTGTGTAACATAGCCACTCTCTAGAGTTTCTTTAGCTTTTGTAACTGCTTCTTCAGACATACCTACATTAAATAAACTAATCATATATGTGAGCCTCTCTTAGAGGTGGGTAAGCACCTTGTCTAACGCTTGGTGATTTTAACTGCATGATTTTTTCATCCCATGTGTATTTAAAAAAGTCAGGATGTTTCCACTTCTGTATATCTGTTTTTGTAATATCATGAAAACCAAATTCTCCATCCCACCCTTGATAGTATCGAGCATTCTTTTCATGACAAAAGGTTTCTGCTAATTCACGGGGTGCAAATTTAAAACCTTGAGATTCTAAATCTGGTCTCCTTTCTATAGTTATTACGTAATCTTCAGGGTGATACCAATCATGTTTATTAGTAGCCACGTATTCCATTAGTGCTTTACTTCTTAGTGAGAACCCCCCACAAACACAACTATACTCTTCCCATGGTGAGGGAGCTGCCACATAATCATAATCTAAATATTCATCCTTCCACCCATCAGGATTTAATATGAATCCGTCTGCATGTATGTATAGTAAATGAGTAGTGTCTACATATTTGTATAAGTTTTCTATAATCCATTTACTTCCATCTTGTCGGGTTTGTATGTCTGGTAGTACTTCAAGCACTTCATAATCTTCGAATTTACCTACTCTGGGATGAGTTAACATTTTAACTGCACCAAAATCCATATAATTAGTGCTTACATCAAATGCCCTTTTAAAAGCTTTTTTTCCCTCTACTGGGTCGAAATCTTTTCCGGGAAACCCTGAGTATAATCCTATTAAAGTTACGTCTTCCAATTTAATCTTTTCTTTTTCCATTTTTGTTCCTCTTCTTGCCCCACTACAGGTGTGTAATGAGAATTTATTTCTTCTAAGTGTTTAGTGTTTATTATTTCTAATATTTTTCTTTCAGCATCTTTATTACTATCTGCATCAAGATAATATCTATATTTTATATCTACGCTATATCTACCCTTTAGTTGCATCGTTTCCAATATTTTCCTAAAGTCATAGGAGTGCCAGTAGTTATACTTTCTTTTTTATTATCTTTCATATCTTTAAGTTTAATAAATCTAAAATCAATAGACACTCTAGTTCCAGTGGTATCATTTTTTTTATTACCATGAGTCAGATTAGCTCCATCCCAGACAATATATTGACCAAGGTCACAATTCATAGGACTGTAATCTCCCTTATCTTCTTCACTCTCAACCCAAATTGTATTAGTTCCATACGCTGGTGTGAGAGGTAGAAAAACATTTACTTCTTCTGTATCATGACTATAGGCTTTATCCTTATGGAATTCCCCTACTGCAAGATTATCCTTTAAATGTATTCTAAAGGTAGGTTTACGTTGATAAGCTACTTCAGTGTCGGGAAATATTGTAGATGCAATCTCTGATGCTAATTTATCATATACTTCGAAAAATTCACTGGTTACATTATTATAATACTTCTTGTGATATTTACTACTTTGGTCATTAAGGGCATCATCATACAGTTCATGTTCTTCTTTTACACCTATCTGTGAAAGGTCATCTTCTTCAAGTATATTCTTCATTAATTCTTGAATGTTATACATCCTTGTATCATAAGAATATTTATTCATCTAACCACTCCCTGTTTTCAAGTGTCCATTCTACTGTCTTTTTAATACTTTCTTCGAAACCAACAGGGGTTTCCCAACCAAGTTCTTTCATGTTATTATCAGTTAAAGCATAGCGTAAATCATGTCCGGGTCTATCTGAATGGAAATCTACTATTTTATATTTCAATTCTTTATCCATACATGTAGCAATTGCTTGAGCTAATTCTAGATTGTCTAATTCCTTTTGACCTACAATGTTATATTTCTCACCAATAGAACCTTCTTTAAGTAAGAACAAAGTAGCAGCTGCCACATTACGGGCGTGAATATAGAACCTACTTCCTGCTTTCTTTCCATCAGGATAACCATGTACTTCTAATGTTTTATCTTCTAAAATAGTTTTTATAATTTTAGGAAAGTATTTTTCTACATGTTGTCTCTGTCCAAATACATTCATACAATGAGAAATCATTATGGGTAATCTATAAGTGTTACCATAAGCCAAACAGAGTTCTTCTCCACCTGCCTTAGTTGCACTGTAAGGGTTACCTGAATCATATCTATCCCATTCTGCGTATGATTTATCTACAGCAGGGCCAAAGACTTCATCGGTACTGAAATATAAGAAACATTCTAAATTAGGTAATGTCTTAGCATAGTCTAACATATTCATTGTTCCTACCACATTACTCATTACAAAAGGTTTAGGGTCTGTAATACTATTTTCTACGTGAGTTTCAGCTCCTAAGTGTAGAATATAATTAACATCTCCAATTTCTTCAACAACACCTTCTGATAAAGGTTGACTAAAGTCCAAAGTAAATATAGTTACTCTGTCGTCAAATATAGCTTCTATAGAACGTAACCTTGAAAAACCTTTACTAGCATAATTTAATTTATCTATAATAGTTATATTCCAATTCGTGTTGATAAGTATATGTTCTACTAAATGGTGACCAATAAACCCAGCCCCACCTGTAACTACTACATGCTTATCAGATTTATAAAATTCTAATTCGTCGATTTCTTTCTGTAAACCTTTCATAGACCATCCGTCAGACGCATGTCTCGTGGCTAATAATTGTGATTTCAAATCCTGTAGTCTGTCAATACTCTCTTGCTGCATTTACATTCCTCTCCGGCTTTGCATTTACATCTGCTTGTACTTGATAATAATCCCATGATTACAGTGGTATGTGTTTACCATTAACGACTTTGAATAGTTGACCGCCTCTTTCTATAACCTCTGGTTCTTCTACGGCTACTTCAACTACTTCTACGAAACCTTCTGCTTCACAAGCACATGGTAATTTATCACCACATACTCCACAGCAGCAGTCACAATCGCATTTGTCACAATCGCATTTACCACAGTCGCATTCAGTTTCTTCACTTTTTACGTTTTTTTGTTCTTTTTGTTTTTTTGACATTAGTTTTCCTCTTTACTTTCTTCGGAAGTTTGGCTCCCTTCGGGGTCTCCTTCTCCCATTTCTTCGCCATCTTTGGCTTGTTCTTGTGCATCCATGCTCTCTGTTTCTGACTCTTGAACGGCATTTGCTTCCTCCTGTAATTTTTTTATGAAATGTTGCCAATCCATAATCATATCTTTTTCTTCCATGAACCTATTAACCAGTGCGTTATTGTCATCGAATTGCTTTCCCATGGCTGCCATTTGGTCTTCAAGCTGATGAGCTCTTCCACCAATTGCACGCAATTGTCCAATTAACCAGTTCATATTTTCCATGACCTGTGCAGGTCCGGTTCCCTTTTCAAACTGTTTCATCCAGTCCTCGACATTTTCCAGTCGCTTCTCTACTCTTTTTAATGTTACCATTTTACGCTCCACACGAGCATTTATCATCACAAACTCTTGCTCGTATTAATTTATCCTTTGAATATCTATTTAAAGCTTTCTGTCGAATCAGCTTTATGTGGCGTGCAGGTCTACTGATATCATCATTATACCAGCCCCAGTCACCAGCAGGTTCGTCATATATGCTTTTAAATACAAAAGAAATGTCTAAATCACTATATCCTGCGTTAATCATCTCTGTAGCAATAATGTTATTATGTTCATGATTGCTATGATTACGCTCTATATTACGCTCTATTAGCTTTATTATACACTCTCTCATAGGCTTAATATAGTCTATACCACTATGGTGCCTTGCTTTAATAGAGCTATGCATAGTAGTGCCTGACTTCATTTCTATTTCTGAAAGTATATAATCGACACTATTAGATACAGTGTGGTGAATATCGTATTGGTCTGCTACGAATTCTATAAATTTTCTTAGTGCTTTTTTACTCTGTTGGGTTTCAAACTCCTCGTCACGAGGTTTCATTGCTATCCCATATATCTCTTCTATAGAGAGTTTCATTACTTCATCAACTGAGAGCTGTACACACCATACTCCGCTGGGTTTACCAGTTTCTTTACTTATGTATTGGGTGTTTGCTATCCTTCTTAGACATGTTATGCTGTTGTTTATACATATCTCGTCCATTGTGGTAAGCTTGTACTTGGCCTTCAGGTGTAACAAATAATCCCTTATGGAATCCTTCTTTATATGATGGGGTAAGTCCACTGGGGAGTAGAAGTCTATGTTCATTTGAAAGCCCTTCCCCCCTGTAAGATATATCCTTGGGATAATTCCCAGAGGTTTGCAATGTTGTCTTATAAATCTTTTTACTTGTAGGTGACATTTTTTCACATTCTTATCATCGAAATCAAACCATATAGTGTTTATAACAGCTGACTCATAATTGGTCTTACCGTCATGTTTATCCATCGCATCATCAAAAAGATAGACGCTGGTATAACAAGGGGTCTTTCCATTATATTTATCTACTAAGGATAAACCTTCTTCAACTGAGAAGACTCTTTCTATGCGCTGAGGGATTCCGAATTCTCTGAAGTACATTTCTTTAATATCTCTATTTCTTGACACCAATCTTTAGGTATAGCCATGATATCACAACCGTCACATTGTGAACCATGCATAACTAATATGATGGCTTTTTTATTATCAGCTACTAATTCACCCACAGTTTCACATCGTGTTAGATGTTCTTCGGGTTTCTCTGCATTGATTCTATACTGTTTGAATGTGCTAGCTGCATCATTCCATGTAACTTTTACAATAGGACCTACAGTACCAATGGTCGAGGCTTCTCTACTTCTGTTATCAATCATGCAAAGACTGTTTCCATTCCTCAAATAGCATATCTACTATTTCATTATCTCCCCATGCACGATAATATCTTGCATTAGATGGGGTTTCATCTACAAACACTGGGTCTCGTGGTCTATCAAACAAAAGTCTGTCGTATGGGACTTGATGTAATTCTAACCATTGTTCTGTTATTATTTTGGTTTGCATATCATTTTCCCTTTCACACCAAATAGTTAAATGGTGACCTTGTTTCTTAGCCCACTGCATAAACTCTACAGCGTTGATAAGTGGTCTACAATGTTTGTATAACAACTTATCTTCGTGATTACATATCACTCCTTCTAGTTTAAATACTAAATCCATTATTCCATTTCCTTTTCCACGAGA